GCGCCTCATACATCAGTTTCGGCCCTATCTCTTGACCCCTATATTCCTTGTCTACCGCTACAGAGATAATGAGACCCATACGGACACGGTTCACCAACTCTTCTCGGCACATGACATAGCCTATCACCTTCCCATCGAACTTGGCCACATAGAAAAGGTCTCCGAACTGGTTGAGATGGTTCGTCCAGAAGGACGGAACGTAGGTCTCCGGCATACTAGCCACATTAAGAGCCATGATAGCGGGTAAGTCCGTCCTAAGAGGATGCTGGATGGAGACGCTCATGGGTGTTCCCTTTTCCATTGTTCAGGAGTTGGCCAATCCATCACATGGCCAACGTAGATAATGTCTCTGCACTTCAGAACGATTCCATCCCAAGTGAGAGCCTCTTCTATCCAATCCACTTTCTGTCTTCCATGCTTAGTGACTTTATTGTTAGGACACACAAAGGTCTTGCCTCTTACAGTCTTTCTGAAAGCAAGCATCTCTTCTCTCGTCAGAATTTTATCTCTCATTTGCATCTCCTCTCCTTTTTGAATTGGCAATTCATACAAAGCACCTGATAACCAGTGGGGTATTTATGTGTTTTGAGCCATATGTAAATCTTACTCTGCCCAATCTCTTTACGATGTTTCGCTCCATCATTATTGATGTGGTCAATTGTGAGACAATCTATGTCTGTAAACGGTTCCTTATGTTCTCCAAATGGGTTAGCACACTGAGGCGGGTTGCTGCCATAATGAATGAGCACTTCAATCCTAAGTTTAGCATATTTCTCTCGTTCATACTGTGTTTTTCTCTTTCTATTTTGATGATACCATACTCGTTTGTTGTCTAAAATGTGAGTCCGATTTTTAGTATAGCGGTCTTTGGCGTGTTTTCTATGGCACAAAATACAAGTGTAATCGTTTTTCTCCAAGTAATTAGAGTATGCTGTTTCAGCAGTTAAAGGAACTCCGCATTTTATACAAACTCTCATAGCACTAGATAGGAACATCCACTATATAAACCTTATGGAGAAGAGAGCATTCTTGTTTTTAGGTAAACCCTAGTAATTCTACAAATTCTTCAAGATGTTTTGAAGGAATTGTCTTTCCACTTGCGTAGTTTTTAGGTAGTTTGGTCATTAGTTCGTCTTTGCTCAAAGGACTAGAGAGCCATTCTCTTAGTGTAGCATGAGATAAAGCCTTTGCAAATTCAACTCCTACAGCCTCATAAAGATACAGTCTCTTAGTCTCAATAGACCAATCTCTCTTCATACCCGACCTAAGTGGATAAGACCTCTTCTCCTTGGGCTTGCCCAACTTGAGGTTCTGATGGGTGAGATAGAGGGCCGTGTCTGCCTTATCAAAGGTCAGAACAAGTCCAACTCCAAAGGCCCGGAAAACAGTGAGAGCCTCAAAGAAGGATACCTTCCTCTCTGGATGGGCCACAAAGTAGTCGTCAAGACGCATCCACTTCTTGATAGTCCAATCGTAGAATCCTAGCCCCTCTAGAATGATGAAAGGCTCATAAGCGTTCTTGTTGTTCGAGAGGTCTTTCAGTTGCTCGAAGATGCGACCATCGTGGATAGAGGCAAGGAAGTCCTTCAATTCCTTTCGTTCATACATCCGGCTCTTCTCTAGACCGTTGACTACAAAATCAGTGCCAAGTTCTTCAGCAGAAACAACTTGCGTGTCAAGTGGCAAATACTCTTTCAGTGCATTATACTCCTGAGTATTGGCTGTGAGTGTCATTTTGGAACACCCCTATGAGGGCAAATCCCAAACTTTTTCTGAGCCATATTGCAATTCCAACATTGTATCTCTAACTCATACGTTGTTGGAAAATTGTTGAGAACCAACCAACGATAGAAAGTCCAACCTGATGTTCTTGTTGTCTTTCGTTGTATTGCGCCATCGTTGTTAGGATGTCCCAACGTGAAAAAACGAGAATCGGTCATTCCGCAACATCCACATCTGTTGCCATAGTGCTCCCATATCTGCCTTTCCAATTCAGGGAGATGTTTGCGCCAATATCGTTTATTATCTTCGCTCCTTGCTAAGTAGTAAGCGATATGCTCTTTCGAGTCACAAGTCTTTGGACTCCATTTTATTGGTTGACCACATTGCTTACAATGTGATTCTCCGTTCTTCTGAAAAGTCCAAACCATAGCAATTGTAACCGTTTAAGAACTTATAAGTGTTTCTGTTCCTATGTTCATTCTACCTTAAATATGTTCAATAACAGCGAACATACACCGCTTGAATGGATGATGAAGTGTATCATAATGTTCCATAAAGTGCCACATTCTGGTATACTCCTCTCCGAACACATATAGGAGTATTAGTTGCTAATAGAAGCATCCGTCCCTAGTTCCTCTGGCTTGACCACTACAGTATCGGGCGGCAGAAATCCCTTCATGATTTCGGCTTCCTGTGAGTTGACGTAGAGCACAGCCTATCCCCTATGCCTCTGTCTTAATAAGGATTTCAGTTGCTTGAGAGTAGTGTTCTCGTCCCAACTCACGTTCCTATCAATGGACTTCTTGTGGCAGTTGTCGCCCATCGGGAAGGACATCCCTGTGACGCTCAGTGTGGCCAACTCCTTGCCATTACAGAAAGCACAGAGTTGGCTGTCGAACTCCGGCACATCCCCTAACGGATTCTTGGTTCCCTTTACCATACACCCACCCTTCTCATGAGCCTTTATAAACCTTTAACCCGTATTCTCAATGGTATCGAGTATGCAAACCCAATCTAGGAACGTGATGCTCTTGTCTGCCTCAACTCTGTAATAGGGCGGTTCTGAGGACGAGAATGGGAAGAAGGACAGTTCGCCTGCGGCCTCTATCCCTTCTTCGGGGATGTCACAAATGAGGCCATAGTAGACCACCTTGACTGTCTTTCCCATGAAGACTTATTAAGCACCACTGGTTTATAAAGATTGATGTCGTCATCAAATGAGCGACTCTTGAAGTCACTACAACAGGAGTTCGACAAGATGAAGGTGAATGAGCCTAAGAACATCACCCTTGACCTTTCTGATGCACAAGAGTTTGTGGAGAAGTATGTCCACTTGCCAGAGAAGGCTCCGCCAGAACAGAAGACATGGTTCGAGAAGCGGCCTTGGCTTAAGGAACTCTACCACGATGAGAGCGAGAGAATCGTCATCGTCAAAGGCCGACAGATGGAAGTCTCCGAGTATGCGGTCAATTGGATTTTCTATCATGGCCTCAAGAATCCGGGAAAGTATATCTACGCTTCAGCGTCAGGAGCGAAGGCCGACATCTTCAGCCGAGACAGATGGCAACATCAATTGAAAGCAAGTCCCGACCTGATGGCCCAAGTCTCGCGTATGGCAGTACGTGAGACAGAGTATAACAAATCGAAAATCCACTTTATGACAGCCTTTGAAGATACCCAAACTCTCAGAAGCATTGACGCTGATGCAATCGTGCTAGACGAGTTTCAGGACTATAGAGCCAACGCTATCCCAATTGCTGAAGCAGGAATGGGACACAGCCAATTCAAGCGGATGCTTGTAATTGGAACTCCCCTACTAACGGGTAGCAAGTTCTCAGAAATATGGGATGGTAGCACCAAGAAAGAATGGAACACCATAGAACAGAAGTGGGAAGTCACCAATCTCAAGTCTGATGGCCTCTGGTCTGGCTATCATATCAGCAACGAGTATGCTGCCGGCGTATGGATTACGCCAGAACAGTTAGAGTATTGGAGACAACACAAACCACAACAGGAGTTCCAGAACGAAGTGCTTGGAAGATTCTACGCTGGACTCGGAAGACCGACAGACTATGGTTACATGAGTTCTCTCTTCAGTCCGAGCATAATGAAAGGGCAGTTCGGGAAGGGCGACCTTCTGATTTCAGGAGTAGATTGGGGCATCTCCAAGTCCAACACGGTATTCTATTTGATTAGACCAAGGATTCTAGAGTTGCCAGACCTCTACACAATAGACACCCTCTATGTCGAAAAGGTAGACAATCCAGACATAACCAAACAGATTGCCAGAATCGCACAACTTCTCAACACCTTTCCCACTGTTACAAATGTGCTGGACTATGGAACTGGCTTCGTCCAGAATCAGGAACTCTACAAACAGTTTGGGAGCCGCATAATGCAGATAGAGTTGGGTAGCGGAAAGTTAGGCAAGCCCATAACTATAGAACAGACGGCCTTTGGCCCTATAGCCAAGGTCAATAGAACGTGGGCCATAGACACGGCTATGGATTACATCACCAGACCAGACAGATTCAGATTCTACAGCGAGACAGACAAAGGGACAAAGGATTGGATTATCAGGGACTTTTTGGCTGAATATCCTGAAGCGAGCAAAACCACCGAAAAGAAGATATGGATACACAGTTCCGATGCCACAGATGACTGCCTCATAGCCTTCGTGAACGCCATGATTGGCTTCCAAATCCAGAAGTCTGCCGCCATGCCGGAGCGTGTAGAGGACATGATTTCGTTTGTCTAGAGTCGTCTAGGTGGGCTTAAATAGGAGCGATACGCTTATTAACCTGATATGGCAGAGGGAAGCATTCCTAGAGACCCAAGTGTTTGGGACGTAGTTGGAAGGGAACCGGAAGACCCCATGTCTGCCGCAGGTAGGGACATCGAAAAACCTACTGAGGGGATTATAGGGCCAGACGAAGAGCCGATTGAGGAACCTGCTACAGAGCCAACCGTAACTGCTCCCTACGACACGATAGACGTTGCCTTGGACGGATGGGAATATCGCTCTTGGAGACAGTGGCTAGGAAAGGATGATGCAGAGCAAAAGAAGAAGGCAGACTTGGCTCTCGACTTGATGCGCCAGTATGACCCTTCTGCTTCAGCAAGCCTAGAGAAGTCCGAGAAGAATCCAGACTATTCTTGGGTGTTCCGTTTCGGTTTGTATGGCGACCCCGGCAAAGTGACGGAAGCAATCGAGAATCTGGACGAACAACTTGTCGGCATACTTGGAAATTGGGAAGTCGAAATGGGAACGGCAAAGGCACTTGTAAAGAGGATGGATGGAACGAAAGAGGCCATTGAGGTTCCAAAGGATATGATGTCCAAAGACATCGCTACTACTATGATGAGGCTTCTTGAGATGGTGCAAGAGGGCGGGACGAAGATGCCTTCCGATGCTACATCCAAGACTTCAGAACTTCGGCAGATTGTATCCCCTGAATCCGGTGAGTATTGCTCTAGGCACAAAAAGACAGGTGCAGAACACACAGATGAAGAGAGAGAGGAAGACATCTGGGGCGCAGAGAAAGGAGAGCAAGGCGGGGTCTACTTGGGGTGCGATAGATGCAAGAGTCTAGGCACTATCACGAAGGACAGGAAAGAGGTCATATGCCCAGAGTGTAGAGGGACTGGTCAAGGTGCGAAACAGTTCGATTGGCCAGAAGACGAGAGAGACGTAAAGCAAGAGGCTCACAGCCATTCTTGTAAAGAGTGCGGAACAGAGATGGAACCCGTAAACCAAGCGCACACCCAATACAGATGCTCCAATTGGAAAGGTGGATGCACCCAAGCCGATACTGGCGTTCCCGCAGAAGATTGTGAGAAATGTTGGGATAGAGAGACAAGACGAAAAGAACAGCCAGACGATG